ATAAAAAACAATATACACTTTGCGAATGTCCTAGGGTGTACTAAAACTACAATCTCATCAGCCATGACGAATTTACGGCAAGGTAAATTTATATCCGTGGTAATTGAAAAAGCTGAAGATTCCCACAAGTTTATAAAGCGGTACATTATGCCACTACCCTATACAAATTTACAGGGTGGGGGTAGCGACCAATTACAGAAAGCCATGTTAAATTTACAGGGTGGGGGTGATTCTCTAAGTGCCAATATATCAACACTTAATAATCCGGATACCATCAAGGATGGACAAGCTACTGTAAACAGTATAAGGTATATAACATCTATTAATAAGATTAAAAAAATCAAACTTAATAAATCCATCAATGATAAACAATTGGCATTCTTAAAATCCATTGTTTCAGATTTCTACAAAACAAAAAGAAAGCAGTTGCCAAAATATATTACTGAAAAATGGTATGAAGATACAAACTTAACTAATGGTGCGGTCAATGTTATATTTGAATTGATAACGGCTGACAAGTGGTCTGATACGGATGTTAGAGATACAATCAAGTGGGCTACGGATGATAAATTCTGGATGAACCATTTACTATCTTTGCGAACATTAAGAGACAAATCCAATAACGGCTTGACTAAGTTCGCCAACTTACACTTAAAATATAAAGGATAATCTATGACGTTTGAAGAACACGGAATTTACCTAACAAGTACAGGTGGTCAAGAAAAGACTAAATGCCCACAATGTTCCCACCAAAGAAAGAAGGGAAGCGAACCTTGCCTATCAGTAAACATAGATGAAGGTGTATGGAATTGTCATCATTGTGGATGGAAGGGCGGACTATCAGAAAAGTTAAGTGGCTTAACTATTACAAAGCCAATCGTAAAGCCCGATGAGCCAAAAACAGAACTTCCGGAGTCTGTTATAAGTTGGTTTGATGAAAGATGTATTTCCGTGAATACTTTAATTAATGAAGGCATAGGGTATAAAAACAGATGGATACAATTCCCTTTTTATAAAAATGGTGAAGTTGTAAATGTGAAATCTCGTACTGCTGATAAAAAATTTAGGCAAGAAAAGAACGCAGAGAAATGTTTCTATAGAATTGATAATGTCAAAGGCATGGAAACAATTATAATTACCGAAGGAGAGATGGATGCATTATCTCTTGTTGAATGTGGTTATAATAATGTGATAAGTTGTCCCGATGGGGCTATAGCACCGGGGACTAAGCCAAGTGATAGAAAATTTAGTTATCTCCTATCGGCTGAAGATGAATTAATGAATGCCAAGATGGTTATATTGGCTATGGACGATGATGCTCCGGGTCAGGCTATGAGAGATGAATTATCCCGTAGAATTGGGAGGGAAAAATGTTGCCGTGTCACCTACCCTGAAGGATGTAAAGATATGAACGATGTCTTGGTAAAACACGGTCAAGATAGGGTTGTGGAAATTATAACTGAAGCCCATCCCTATCCGATTGAAGGTGTTATATCTGTGAAAGATGTGACTGAAGATGCAATTGATTTATTATTAAAACCAGACCACAAAGGATTAAGTACAGGGTGGGTATGTTTGGACGGTCACTATAGGATTTCACCTAGCGAAGTGACAGTTATAACGGGTGTTCCCAATATGGGAAAATCTGAATGGATGGATGCATTAATGATAAATATGGTTCAGGATTATTCATGGAAGTTTGGAATATTTTCTGCTGAAAATTTCCCTGTCAAACATCACCTATTAAAATTGGTAGGCAAGTTTTCTGGGAGTGCATTTTGGGGTGACGATAAGTTGACGGAAGAAACTGCGAGGAATTCTATGGCGGTTCTGGATGATTATATTAAATTCATTGGCACACAGGAAGATAGCATAACCATAGAAAGCATATTAGACCAAGCCCGTGTTCTGAACTTCAGGTACGGTCTTAACGGACTTATAATTGACCCTTGGAATACCATTGAGCATAAATTCAGACAAGGCGAATCTGAGACTAATTATGTCTCTAGGGTACTCGCTATGCTAAATACATTCGCCAAGGTCAACGAATTACATATATGGATTATTGCCCACCCAAGAAAAATGGAGATGGACAATAATAGAAAACCAGTTGTGCCATCGGGATATGATATTTCTGGAAGTGCTAACTGGTTCAACAAAACAGACAATGTTATAACTATACATAGACATAAAGATGATGACGAAGATTATGTTGGTGTCCATATCAGTAAAATTAGATTTCAATACAAAAACGGTATACCCGGAAAAGGAAAACTAGGATATGATGTCAAAAATGGAAAATACTACGAGTACCAAGAAAGATTTAAAGAAGCATTATTTGGATAAGTTATATTCCACAAATGGAAAACCAACCTATGATTATCATAAAAATAAAATGAGAATAAGGTTACATGATAAATTTGATGAAGTATGGCTACAATACAATAATGGAAAGGCTTCTCGTAAAGAATGGGATAAAGCCTTAGATAACTGGTTAAGAATGGAGCAGATATGAAATGCAAAAAATGTAATAGCAATCGCCTTCATAAGCGTGGCTTTTCACCTGACGGTAAGCAACGAGTAAAGTGTGTTGATTGCGGAAAGTGGGGGGCATATTATAATAGGGGCGGTGCTAAAATTTTATTATTTGACATCGAAACAACCCCAATGGAAGTGTATGTGTGGGGATTGATTGGCAATAAATATATCCAACCAAATAATATTATAAAAGATTGGAATGTTTTATCTTGGTCTGCCAAATGGTTGTTTGATTCCCGTGTCATGTCGGACATACAAACACCGAGGGAAGCAGTTGAACGAGATGATGAGCGTATTATAAATAGCATATGGGACTTGATTGACCAAGCAGATATTCTCATCGCCCACAACGGAGACAGGTTTGACCTTAAGAAACTCAATACCCGTTTCCATATGAACGGATTATACCCACCATCACCGTATCGGTCTATTGATACCCTGAAGGTGGTAAAGAAATCCTTTGCTTTCTCATCTAATAAGCTGGATTACCTGAGTCAGATTATGACCAATAGAAATAAGTTAGAAACTAATTTCAAATTATGGACGGATTGTTTAAAGGGAAGGCGAGAAGCATTAAAAAGAATGCTATCTTATAACGAAGAAGATGTAAGATTATTGGAAGAAGTATATGTAGAGTTACGTCCTTGGGTTAAGCCACATCCAAACGTCAATCTATTCGATGATATAGAAGGATGTCCGGCTTGTGGGAACGATGAACTAAAGCCAAATGGTGGTTATTATACCACCGTGAGCAACAAGTATCAATCCTATAGTTGTACCGAGTGCGGTTCTCTCTCTCGTAAATTAGAGAGTGAATTATCCGCTGACCAAAGACAAACACTAATGAGGAGTATTCCAAAATAATACTTGACAACCTATGAAAAATGATGTAAATTCAGATATGAAAACAAAAGAAGAAATTAGCATTAGCGAATTATCTCAGGGAAAGTACGTTGTTATATATCCCGATGAGATGGAGCCGGATGAAATAAAATTCATTAAGGACAAGATATTTAAATTGTTAGAACGGCATTCATGCACAATAAGGAAGGTAGATGATGAGGCGTAAACCTGAAAAACACGATGTAATCTATTGGTTTACCGTTGCTTGGGATGGCTACGATGGAATAGATGAAGGTGAGGTGACCGAGAGTCGCTATACCCAAGCCGACATGGAAGAATCAATCAAGCACTATATCGATAAGTATAAACGTAGGAATGTTTATTTAGAATGTTGTTCTATGGAGACATCAACGTCTTATGTAGACTTAACCAATAAGATAAGGAGTAAGAATGGATAATAAACCAAGCCTGAAGATAGCTGAAAACGTAGACCATATCGTAGAGTTTTTATACGATACGCCAAAGGAAGGTGTAAACAGCTATGGGAAATGGCATCTGTATGGACTAAATCACGGAGGTTCTGAGGTTGGGCTTTTTGCAACCGATGCCCTACATGATAAGTTAGTTAAATTCCGAACAGGGGATAAGGTCAACATCCGTAAGGAAGAGTTTGCCCCCGGTAAGCTAGGCTGGAATATCATTCCACAAGAAGGAACCGTGCCGTCTAAGTCGGAGGCTCAAGCCCCAGCTAAAGCAGACGATAGGACTCACGATATTCATAAGCAAGTATGTTTGAAACTTGCAGTTGAATTAATGGGGACTAAAAAAGGTTCGCTTTCGGAAGGTGATGTTGTTGTCTTGGAAGCCAATATGTTTTATTTACTCGGCATATTGGAAGGAACTGGCTCGGTGAATACCGAAGCTGACAAGAAAGATGAGGACTTGCCTTTCTAAGAAGTTAAGCGACTTAACTTTTTAACCGTGGTGGGGGTTGCCATAGTAGCCCCCACTACACAACAAAAATACAATGAAAAGAACTAATATAAAAAAATTAGATAAAGCATGGTCGGAAGCAATCCGACAATATGGAATGTGTGAAGTCTGTAATAAAACATCGAGACTAAATGCACACCATTTTTATTCACGTTCAATTATGAGAGTTAGGTGGGAGATGTATAACGGGTTCTGTTTATGCGTAGGATGCCATGTGTTCTCTTCTAAGTTTTCCGCACACAAGACTCCGGCTGAATTTGTTGAGTGGGCTATTGAAAGTCGTGGACAAGGATGGTACGATTCATTAAAAGAAAAAAAGAATTCACTTCTGAAATATATCGATGATGATTGCGAAGATATTTTACTTGACATTGAGCATTATAATCTGTAATATTACACAACGATAAGGAGTATATATGTACCCGTGGGAATCACAAGAATTAATTGAATTTAAATTGACTAGAAACCTTGTTACCAAGATATGGAACCATACAGAACTAGACCTAGATACCGTGTCTAGGGAATTTCTAATTTCTGAAATAAGAAAGATTGGTAACCTTGTTAATGATGCGGTCTTAACCATCGACACGGAAATGGATAGATTAACCAAACGTGATTGTGCGGTCTTTAATAATTATACTTGCTCTCATTGCGAAGGGGATAAGATTTATATCTGTGACCCGTGCATGGATGAGCAGTTTAAAGATATGGAGAAAATTGATGCCCCTAAGTAAAACGTGTAAATGGGATGACAAATGTGGTTGGTTGCCTTTTTTTGACCTTTCATTAACATCTAGGTTTTTTAAGGGGCATCGATGAACTTTGATATTGATTTAAAATTTGGTCAATCCTTTGAA